TGCGCCAGTCCCAGCGATGCTCTGAGCACCTTCTTGAGCGTTCGCATTCGAGACGGCTTGATCGCTCATCTCGGGGTAAGCCGTGTTGTAGTCGTCGGCGCCGTCGAAGGCCATGTCCCGAAGGACACCGGAACGAAGGGACGCGAGAGTCCTGCCCGCCTCCGAAGACATTCCACGGAAGGCGAATCGATGGTACATCACCTCGTTAACGAGGCGCACGATCTTGACCCGATCTTCGTCGCTCAAAGATTCATAATCACGGACGATGTTCTTTCCGGTAACCTCGATCGAATCAATAAGATTGGCCAATCGACGGCTAGAAGACTCGAGTGCCTTTTTGCGCGTAAGCATGACCATACCGATGCGGCGCTGGATCTCAACCTGAACCGACGGCGGCAACTTATCGATATCGGTGACAGATCGAATCTTTTCAAATTTACCGTCGATAAAGATCCCACGGGGGTCGATGTCGTTATGCGTCTTGAGAATATCAATCATCAGTTCAGTCGGAGTCTTGCCGGATTCGGCAGCCATCGCCTCAACGTGATTGAAAAGACTTTCATCGGCACGAGCGGTGTTTTTTGCGACGCTTTCGGGAACGCGCTTCGAAAGGTTCTCGGACTCCGTGTACTCCTTCGAACCGTTGAGGATCGAAGATTCGATGGCCTGATGCGCGGTATTCAGGTCGTTTACGTGAAGGTTTACAGCAGGTTGAGACTCCGATTCCTTAGGGTTTCGGATCCCGTCCATGTAGTCCTGCACGGCCTTTCGAGACTCGGGGTCGAATGCCGGGGAGCGAGAAAGTAAAACATTTTTGCTAAAAGGCTTCAGAGTACGATTCCAAGTGTTCGGGATACCCTTGCGACCCTTAAGAGGTTCGCCTTGGAAGTTGAGAACCGACGGCATAGATGCGGTAAGTTTTTCACCCTCCTCGACGACTCGGTTACCCTTGGCGTCCCACTTAACTTTAGTTTGCGATCCCTTGTTGATCCCGGTTGGTGCATCAACCATTGCGCGACCTTGGCCCTGCGCTTCTTGGAACCAAGCGTCAAATTTAGCCCTGTCAAGTTTCCCCTCTCGAATCATTCCTTCAGAATTCGCCACAAGGAATTTAATCGCGGCGTCGAGGAAGTTCGGGGAGAAGTCCACATTCTGGCCAAACCGATCCACCATTGTCTGAGTCGCGTTCCAAAGGATGGCCTGCATCATGGCAGGTTCCGCTTGGAGATTGGTGCCTACAAGATCATTCGAAAGATCTTGAGCGGTTCGGAACATGGGTTCACGGACAACGTCATCAGCGGTTGGACTAGTTCCAAAAGTCTCAAAAAGTTGTTGCGGAATCTTTTCGGAAATGGTTCCAGTCTCCTTATCGTAGGACTTGGTTTGTTTTCCATCCTTTCCAAAAATTGCAGCATTGCGGCCCATTGCGTATCGCGTTTCAATTCCGGACCACAAGTCTTGAGTGAATAGGTAGAAGTTTCCGAGAATGTTGCCAGTAAAGGCCCCGACCTTAGGACCAAAGGACGCCTCGATTCCCATCTTCATAAGAGCACGTGCACGCTCGATTACGATGCTTCCGTGCTCGTCAAGGAACAAGAATCCTCCGACACCTTCACCTTTAAATTTAGAACCTTTACCTTTAACTACATCAACCCAAGAAATTGCTTCTTGTTTAAGTTCAGCCGAGATCTTGTTGATGAGTGCAGAATCTACCTTACCCTTAGTTTTTACAACTACAGTAGGTTCGGAATCCGATTGATGAATTGAAACGGAGACAACCTCAATTCCATTTGCTTTGTAAACGTCAATGATTTCACGTTTAGAAGCCTCGACGGATGCCTCGACGTTCACAGATCCGTTTTTGTTGCGGACTGTTTTAATGAACTCTTTTTTAGATCCTACGTGAGTTCCGACGTTATGTACTGAATCAGCATCAGTCAGCATAGTCCCGGCAACGTAACGTCCCGTTCCGGCATCATCAGCCCGTTCTCCGTTCGGAAGGATGAAGTATTTCGGATTAAATTTTCCACCCCAATTCGCAGCGCCGGGACCAGCAAGGTTGCCCTTTGTGGAGAAATTTTGAGTGAATACTTCCTTGTCGACACCAAGCACTTCCTTAGCGAAAACTTGCATTTTCGTGAAGAACTTGATTACGTCATCCTCGGTCGCGGTAGTGAAATCCATCTCGAATTGCTTGGCATAGTCGCCCACAATCTTGAGAAGTTCAGCACCCTTGGGACGCCCGTCTTCGGAAAGAAGGGCTTCCTTGCCGGGGTTCTTACCGACAAAGTCCTTGACCGCCGCATCGATAATTCGATTCATTCGACGGGAGTTGGTCTCGGGACCGTTGCCGTGAAGGTTGGCAGTCTGCTTCTTTTTCTTAACCGTGACCCTAAATCCTGTACGCTTGGGATCCAACCGTTCCGCAACGCGACCAGTTTCCATCATGGTTCGGAAACCTTCGATGGCGTTTCTGGTGTTTATTTCAGGACCGGAGTTGGGAGAGAAGACCCCCAAAAGATACGACATGACTCGAATGGCGTTTCCATGCATGTCCATTCGGGCATTGAATTGCTCGTCGGTCTCCGCAGGATTCGCTTCGCCCTTAACAGGTTCCTTTAGATAATTGAATTCGTTACCAAACATTGACATCGTGTCGAAGGTCCCCTTGATCGCGTCGGCGTACCAGCGCGTCTGACCCGACGAGATATCATATTCGTGAATCAGGCGCAGGCGCTCCCGGTACGTATCAAAAAGGCCCTTTTCAAGAGTGTCGTACATTTCAGCGAGAACACGCTTGCCGGATTTGACCTTACTCGGATTGACCTTGATTTCGAGGTAATCGGGGTGCTTAAACTTACCTTCGGAGAATTGAGCCTTCAGTTCCGGAGTGGCGTACTCCTCGTTCCACTTAGACGTGGAAGTAATCTCAAAACCGAGACGCTTGAGATTCTTGATGTAATCACTCTCGAGTTGACCAGAAGCGCTGTCGACGACGTTGAACGCCTCTCCGTGAATGCCCTTCCAATCCTTCGAATCGAGCAACGGCTTGATCTTAGAATTATGGATTTTCCAGATCTCCTCGGGCGTATCGACATCCGGGAACACGATAGCGATGACAGAGCGCATCGCTTCCATACCCATGCCCTTGAACTTCGGGTTGTTCTGGATGTTGAAAAGGCTTTCTACGTAGCCGTCCTTGCGGATTGCAACGCCAGCCACGGGCAAGCCATCAGGACCCTTGTCGTTCGAGAGAATGAGAATGTGGTCCTTGTAGAACTCCGCATCGTTAATCGTGACGGTCGGGTTGTTGCCCATTCGAGCCAAAGCGGCGGCAAACTCCTCAGGGCTGGAAATGCGGAATCCAGAATGGTACGGAGAGCCGGAAGGGCTTCGTCCGTTGTACATCTGGTCCTGAATGCGATCGTATTCTGCGCGTTGAGCGCGAGTCTTCGCACTCGAGGGGTACTTACGAGAAACGCCCAAAAAGGAGACATCTGGATTAGGCGCATTAAAGTCAATAACTTTAAGGTTGTCGCCGAACTTATCTCTGAGAGCCTTTGCCGTCTTCTCCCCTTGGATAATTGGATTCCCGTCCTTATCGACGACAAGAATTCCAAGTTCCGCCATCTTCTTACCCTGAAGGGCAAGAGCCATCGTCGTCTTGTCGACGCCACCGTTCACGTGAATAGATTCGTGTCCGTTCTCGTGAATAATAATCTGAGCAGTTTGCCCATTCTTCTGGGCCAAGTGCTCAACAATGGCAAGCATCTCCGGGTCGACGCGATCGTGATAAAGGGCCTTCCCAAGTTCGCTGAGAAGGTTGACGTCGCTGGTCCGCACCGGACCGCGAGATGCGTGAACTACGTCTTGCGTCGAAAGTTCGGCTGCGTCCACGAGACCGCGAACGCCTTCGGTCGTGTTGTAGAAGTTACTCCCGTTGATTGCGATGTGGGCCGAGCGAATCGCCTCGACAATCGAATTGGTCACGTACTCGCCGTGGGCCATTTCGGAAGTCTTAAAGAACGCATCGGTCATCTTGGAGTAAATCTTAAAGAAGAGCACTTTGGCCTTCGAAAGATCCTCTGCCGGGTCAGCCTCGATAATGCGCTTGACTCCAGCGTCTCCAAAGCGCATGGCTTCGAAAACTGCGGCCTCCTGCGGATTTACCATGCCGTGCACGGCAAACATGAAATCGCGGGCGTAGCCTTCGCTGATAATTTTCTTGTCGACAAGTTTCCCGATCTCTGCGGTGATCGCTTCGTACTTTCCGCTGAAGGATTCTGAAATGAGGGCGCGAATGGACCGAAGATCCTTGACGTCAACCTTTCCGAGAAGTTTCCCGTTTTGAAGGAGAATATCCGATTCCTCCTTCAAATACTTATCGATGATCTTCTTGACCTCTTTCGGAACGGGCTTTCCGTTGATCTTCAGAGTTCCGGTGATGACCTTCGAAACATGGTCCGCATGGTTTTTCACCATAGCCCGAGCGATGTTTTTCTTGACCGCTTCGGGCACGCTCTTCAAATTAAGAGCCACGTCCAAGGTCGCATGGAAAATCTCATGCAAGATCGGAGGGTTAGTCAGATCAGAGTTCTTATGGGCTACAACGTCCTTACCACTCTTGATAATGGTGGCGCCTTCAGCAATGACCGTGATGACTTTATTCAAGGCGTCAAAGTGCCCAGTAACGTCGTCGACGGCGTCCCCGCTCTCAATTTTTTGAGCAAGGTCGAGGTGAACCATCCCGATGATCGGATCAGCGATCGCCATGATTTGATTCACGGCGTCGCCAAGACGCATGCGGGAGAACAATCCTAGGTTGATGGATGTGTTCGAAATGGTGGATTCATCGCCGACCAAGTCGTTCGCGGAGGCCAAGGCCTTGAACACGTTTGCGCGGAAGGACTTGCGGTACTCTTCGCGAATCGCCTGAATATCGGGACGATGGAGGTCAATCGTCATCCCGTTACCCATCAGGTACCTAGACTTCGATTCCCCGGCAAAGTCGAAAGCCTCTGCGATATCGTTAACTTTGAAGGCCACGCCGACGGTGTACGATCCGTCAGAGTTAGCGACCACCTTGACCGTAGCGCCCTTGGTTCGCAGAAGTTTCTGGCTAACGGCGCTCGAGTTCTTCCACTTATCCATCTGCGCGAGCAGGTCGTTTCGGTTGTCGGCACGGAGCACCACAGAGGTCTCGCTGTCCATAGCGACCCAGTCGCCCTTGTTAGAGGACTCAGCGTCGCCATCCGAAAGGGCCGTGTCGAGATCGACATCATCGAGGTTTTCTCGACCGACCTCCCGATTGAGAACCGATCGAGTTACCGACCCTTCTTCAAAGTTCGGAATGAACTGAAGTTGGAAGTTGGTGAAATCGAAATCGGACACCTCGTCAATTCCGCGAATTCGAAGAATTTCTCGAACTCGATTTCGCGTCTGGGCGTCGATCTTTACGGTTCCATTCTTCGCAAGAATGTCAGCGATCGATACGGCCACTCGATTCGTTCTTCCGCCAACTTGTTCTACGTAGTGGATGAATTCCGAATTGTTTCGGATCGCCGTAGTAATGGCTTTAACCCAGTCTTCGGGCTTGTTGAAGTTCGGCTGAACTTTAACAACGGCCAATTTAACATTACCTTCGCCGTCTTTGTACCACATAACGTGGTCGGTACGGTCGCGAAGTTCCTCGGTAAGGTTCAGGCGCTTTCGAGCCTCCGCATCCGTCAAACTTCCAAGTTCCCCCTCGGAGACCGTAATGCTACGGACTTCAATGAAGGAATGATTTTGAGGAATGAAGCCTTCGTCTAGAGTTCCATCTTGGTTTGGACGAAGGAGGACCAGATCACCATTGTTCAACTTTTCGTTGAGGCTGGTCGCGATTTCCGGGGTCATGTCGGGAATCACGGGACCAGAACGAGCCGTCGAGGAACCCTCGGGAACAGCGGCGTTCGGATCAAAGGAGGTCACTCGAGCCTGATAGGCCTCGGCCATCGTAGCGGCCTCGAGCAGGTCCGCTTCAGTCCCGGTCTCCAAAGCCTTTCGGAGAGCCTTACGGACCTTCCCAGCCTCGGTGACCGTCTCGTACAGCCACGTGTGCGCGGCGCTCTTACCGTCCACGGCAAAGCGGGAAACAACGGATCCGGCTGCGTGGGAGATCCCGTTCTTGGTGGCCCTTCCGGCCATACCAGCGACACGGAACCCAATGTCCCCGAACGGTTCAAGAAGCATACCGTCAATGACATTCTTGAAGCGATTGAGAGCGCTGTCTTCGCGGGTGATTCGCCCAGTGATCGGATCGTATTGAGGAGGGCTGCCGTCATCATTCAACCAGCCCAAAAGCGCCTGCTCAACCTTGGTACCGCCAAGGGTGTAGCCGAGGTCGGCAAAGCGTCCGCTGCTTCCCTTCTGAAACAGGAAGTCGACCGGGGCCTCCGTCGCGATGTACTTAGCGGTCCAGCGGGCCGTATCGTATCCGTAGGCCTTGGCCTTGTTGATGGCACCAACGGCCTTCTTGAGTTTATCGTACTTGGAATCCAAGGCCGCAATGGCCTCTCCAGACGCTGCAAGTCCGGCGCGGATGCGGGTGGCCATTGCGGCGCCTTTACCGCTCAAAGAGAGGCCTTTTAGACCAAGGGAAAGCGTTCCTCGGGCCGCCAATTGGACAGCACCAGAACCGACCATAAATGAACCGAGTTGTCCAGCAAGGCTAGAAAGGCCGAAGACTTCCTTCGGGCGTGCGTATCCGGGCACGTTCCTTCCAGTTACGGGATCGATGGTTGAAACTCGAGGCCCACTCTCGTTGCCCCAAGCAATATCCATCGGAATATACCAATCGTCCCCAGTGATCAAGGATCCGAGGCCCTCGACCATTTCGATCATAGAGGTCCCCATAGCGTAGGCGCTCTTGAAAAGGAAGCGCTGAGTATTCTGAAGATGTTTCTTACCGACAGCGTAACCCTTGCTAAAGAACCCTCTATTTTGATCCGTAAGTAGATCTGTAAACGAGACGTCGGTGGCGGATTTAGTCACTCCGTTGACGTCAAGTTGGAAGCCAAGGGCCTCATCGAAGAATCGATCAGACTCCATTGCCTCCTTACCGTAACCCATGACATTGTCGTAGAACCAGTCCCCAGCGGCTTTCCAAGTGTCGCCGTCGAAAAGACTGGACGAATTGGACATCTTATCGATTTCCGGTTCGGAGAGACCGGAAAGAGCGTATTGGTTGTTAAGTAGCGGGAGATCGTCCGTTGCGGAAGGCCCCTTGGGCGCGACAAACGGGCTGGGCCCAAACGGGTTTTCAAATGTGCCCGGAGCGCCTTTAGGAGGCTGTGTAAGGGAAGAGACTCGGATATCGGAAAAACTCGGTTCCGGCTTGGCGGCCCCCTTTTTTCGCTCGTCTTGAATATCTTCAGAAACGGCTGCTGGTGATTCCGCCGAATCCGCGAGGGCTTGGGTATCTGAATCGATATCCGTTTTGGGCGTAGCACCACCCAAATCTACGGAGGCTTGCTGATCGAGAAGTTGTTCAGGATTGATTTCGGAATTAGGTTCGATCATTACTTTTGTTTCCCGTCAGAGGAGTCTTCGTCGTCGCCCTCTTTGTAGGGCAATCCCTGTGTGGTGGGCGTGCTCTTAGAGCCCTGTTTTTGAACTAGGTATGCGCCGTAAATCTGCCTGCTGAAGAAAGCGCTTTCAGCAGTAAAGCCAGATTTGGGATCTAGATAGGTATTCTGAGGATTAATAAACCCAGCAAAAAGATAATTCATTGCGTTATCGATAGCGGCTTCCCGAGCAGCAGGATTTTTTATGGCTTGTTGATCAAATGGAGAAAATTCTCCTTCTACCCTTTTAAGTTCCTCTTCCAATTCTTTGCGAATTGTATATCGCATCGTCTCAAAATTTTGAAAAGGATCAGGACCTTCATCACCAAATCCTATAAGCAGTTCACCCTCTTGAATCGCGTTGCGAGCAAACGGTGGAAAAATTTCATCCATCAAATTAGTAATCTCACCTTTTCGACTTGCACGCGACAACCTACCCAAAGGATCGGGAGTTTGGGCGGTACCTGTTCGCTTTTTATCGTCCTTGTTATATCCAAATTCTGCTGCGTTTATATGTTTTGCGTACTCTTCACCAAGCGGAGTCTCGTGACGGTCACCAATTATATAACGTGACACACCGTGGATAATTAGTTCTCTTTTAAGTTTATTAGTTCTATCAAATGAAAATGATCCGACATTGCCGGAGGCCGCCCGCACCCGTGCGGCAAGTTGTCCAAAGACTCCGTTAGGATTTTCAACCCGAAGCCTCGCCGCGACGTTAGACTTTTGGGTTGAAATTGATTTGTTCAAATCTCCATTAGATTTAGGTTTCACGTTTTTAGCAATTTTACCAAAAGCAATTGCTTCCTCGTGCGGAAGTCTAGGAAGATCCGTACTAGTTTCTTTCGGTAGGCGATTCGGATCAAAAATAGAGACAGGGTTTGGGGACAAAACCTGAGAATAAATTGAATCATCTCTTTTAAAAGAAAGTTGAAATACATTATTTGCAAGTTGTGTTTTATCTTTTGAGTTCCCCAGTGCTTTTACTAGTTCGTCCACTTTGGGATCTTTTTTATCCCCGGCCATAAGGCCCTCTGTGAACCGGACCGCGCTCATCTTTTCTGGAAGCGTTACCCAAGAATTAAGCAATCCAGTCTCGTCGTCCTTATCGTTAATCTGCTTGTTGGATTCTTTGATTCCCTTGATATTCTTATCATCTCTTTTGTCTTCAATTCGGACTGAATTAATAGAAGTATTCAACCTCTCCCGCATTTGACCCAACTCTTGAGACTGGGAATATGCTGGAATCTTGAGAAGTTTGTCGAACTTGGCGAGCAATTGCTTTGCGCTATCGATCTTAACTGGGTTAAGATTTGTCGGCTCATTGGGCATGAAAAGTTGTGAAAGTTCTTCATTGAATTTAGAGACGTGGCTATTGGAACTTTCGATCGCCCGCTGCCGAACATTTTGAATGGCTTGATTCTGAGCCTTCTGGATGTCCTCAATTGAAAGGCTTTCGCGACCAGCGGCTTTTGGGAATTTCTCAGCAATAGATTTGTATTCCTGATAAATAGCCGTCGCTACATTAGACGTAGATCCTTTGAGTTCCGACCCAAACTCAGATTTCAGGTTCTTCGCCGCTTGGGAAAACAATTTTCCATTGGTCAGATTCGTTTGATCGATGTTTTCGTAGTAATTCAGCAGTTGCGGAATGTCTACGCGCCTCGAAGCGGGTACCTTTTTATTGGAATCTTCAGCGATCGCCACAACCAAATCGGAAATCGGCATCGATCCGTTGGCGGAAAGTTTGGTAGCCGTTTTGTTGATTTCAGTAAAAGTTCTCCGGTTGGCTGCGGTGATGCCGTAATTATTGACCTCAGCGAACGACGCAACGTAAGCGTTTCGCATGGCCTCGATTTGCGGGGCGTTCGCCGAGAACATGCGAATTGAGCCGTCTTTCCCGTCGAATCCGATTCGCTTAAGAATGTCCGGAGAACTCTTCAAAAGCCACGCTTGGATGTCTCGACGCTGCTCGCTATCCGGCTTCGTGAAGAAGGCGTCCTCGGGATCAAAGTTCTCCATGATATCCGAGGAAAGGTGCGTCAAGAAATTGCGAGCGTCCTGCGGATTCTCGAAGCCAAAGTTGGATTCGAGTTGATTCATTCGCTCAAAGGCCTTGCGACCCATCTCGCCGAGAATGCCAGCGAGTTCTCCATAAACGGGATCCTTTTTCCCCTTGTAGAAGAAGTATTGGCGAAGCCGCATAAAAGAGTCGTGCTGCTTCTCGTAGTCGTCGGCGTACTTAAACATCACGGCGTTCGCAATCGACGTAGAGTACGTGGCGGCATTGGGGGGCTGGCCGAGTTGATCGGACATGACCCGCATCTTCGCCAAGAACGGGTCCACGGTGGCATCGAGGGCCGCAATCTCCTCGGGCTTAGTGGACTTGTCCACGTATGCCCCTGAGTCAACGGCCTCTAGGAGCCCGCGCCCGGCCTCAGAATTGACTCCAATGGCTGCGGTCTTACGGTTGGCCCCGCCAGCGGAATTGACTAGGGAGCGGTACCCAGCGGAACCGAGGACCTTGGAAATGTAGAGGTCCTTCGCTCCGGGGTAGGAATTGAGAGCGTGGTTTTCGGGCAGCGAGTTGAAGTGGTTGGTGACGTAGGCTTGAGCGTCGGCCTCGAAGTTGAACCGCTCCCGGTTCTCGGGCTGGTTCCTCAACTCATCGAGGTATTCGGGAAGGTTGATCAGAACCTTACTCGTCTCCTGCTCGCCGAAGGAGTCAGCGTGGAGAATGGCCAGCCGAAGGTCAAAAGCGTCTGCGTAACGTGGGTCGTCAAGGCGCCTTTGAATTCGTTCCCCGCCTTTGGACCTAAGGACCTCAACGTCCCTATCGGTCAGCATGCCAGTGCGAGGTTTCTTTTCTGGCTCGTGGAGGCTGATCTCGCCGCCAAACTCATCCTGCCGCGCTAACTCGTCGGCGAGGGATTCCATTTTCGGACCCTCGGTACGGAGGATGCCTTCGGCAATTCGAAGGTCCGCCTCCATAGTCTGGGCCATTTCGCGATCTTTCTCAGCCTCGTTTTTATCGATGATTTTGGTGACTAGATTGGACAACTTATCAGAAAGACCTGAAAAGTTGATAAGGGGGCTAGACTCAAAGTATCGACTGAGATAGGTCAAGTCGACATAAGAAGACTGAGCCGATGCCCTCGGGTTGAGCGAGGGTCGGACCTGAGGGCTTTCGCCGCCTTGGTAGCGTTTGCGAGGTTCTGTGGCCATTACTTACTACTAAAAACGTCGCCCCAAGTTTTCTTACCACCAATCTGAGCCGCAGTCGTAAGGCCGCCAATCGCTCCGTTCAGCAGGGAGCCAAACAGGTTGGGCCTTCGGGCGGGCGGGCGGTAGCCGGATTGAACCCGACCAACGGTTTCCGCTTCGATTCCCTTCATGTTGTTAAGGGCCGCCGACTTTTCAAATTCGTACTGAATCAATGCGTTTTCGTGGCCCTTAAGCATCGCCTGCTTAAGGTCTGTGACCACGCTCGTAGCAGCCGATCCACCGATACCAGCCTCAGTGGCTGAGACGGCGGAGAACCCGATGCGCTTTTCGAACTCTCGGCTAATCGAGTCCATCTCCGTGCGGGCCGTGGTCTCGGCCTCGGAAATTCGTCTAACCATCGAAGCGTATTGGAACCGAGCGCTGTCCTCAGCGTTCTTCTTGTTCAACTCGTACATCTGCTTGTTGAACTTGTCCTCGGCCTTCGCTGCGGCGGTCCCGGACATATAGTCCGCCATCGAGGACCCCATTTGAAGTCCAGCGAGAGCAACGGCGGGTCCGACGCACATTAGAGTTTACTCCCATCGATGACGAACTTGATGAAATTCCGGCCCGAAATGACCTTATTCTCAATGAGTTCAGCACCGCAGTGCTTAAGCCAGCGCAGGGCCGGGGCGTTATCTTCCCAAACCCAGTTCATCCCGGTCTTCCCGTCCATGATGTGCTTCATCCACGGGCGGGACCAACGCAAGAATTCGAGGGGATTAGAGTAGACCCAATCCGAACCGACGGCGCAGATGAGGTAATCAGCGTCCGCCTTAACTTCACCGAAACGAGTGGCCCCAAACATCATTTCAACCTTGCCGTCAACAACAATTGACCAGCAGGGCTCGAGGGCCTTGTGCAAAATCTCAAGGGCCTCCTCGCCAGAGACGCTGAGGAATGCCTGAATTTCCACCATATCGGCAGATCGGATTCGTGGCCCGAGGTCGACGATGTCTGGCTTCCGGGAGCGCCGAATCGTCACATTGGGTAGCGGGTGCCTCTGGGGTTTGCTAACTTTAGTTCCCATTCAATTCCTGTGAAGTTCGACGGGTAAGGGCTGGAGTTCACCAAGGTGACCCCAGTTTCCGTGTTCCGTCTAAATACCGAGAATCTGAAGTATCCGTCAATCACCCCTTCGTCAGGTTGCCCGAGGACAGGGTGGTTAAACGGGATGTTGAATTGGGTCGCATCGGGCTTGTCGACGCGAATTTCGAAGGATCGCGATCGGTTGAAAGCAAGGGTTCCGTAGCGTACTTGGGCCCGGTTAACGTATGCCGGGGTGTCCGATCCTTGTTGGTTTTTGTTCCGGACAAGGGGCTTCGAAAACTTATGCTCGAGGTCGTAGGAGTAGCCCACAAAAAAGCCGTCGGGACGGTTAGCAGCCGACCAATCCCCTTCAATTTTAACCACGGCACCGGACACCGAGTCGACGGTTCCGATGACCCCGTCCAGACCGACGACTTCGAGGAATTCGGCGTAGGGGACGTTCGTGGGCATCGTGATCGATGTGGTGCCCTCGGCTTCGCTGTAGGTAGGGTTGCCATAAGTACCCGTCTTGAAGAAGACCCGATTATCGACGAGCACCATGTAGTCAAGCGGGGCGTCAGCGATGTTCTCGGTGACGTTGACCTTGGAAAGAATCGCATCGGAGGTGCGGTTTTGAATGCAGAACATTCGGCTATCGAAGAAATTCAACGCCAAGGTCTTCTCGGTATAGGGCCCCAACTTCCAAACCGTCCAAGCGTTTTGAGCCTTTTCGTTCCCCACCCAGAAGAATTGGTTGACGTAGATCTTTCCGGTCGAGGCGAGGACCATCACCGAATTCGAGGCGCTCGAGCCGATCATTCCGTGGATGTTGGCTGGGATGAGGGAAGGTACGTGACTCGAGGCGTTCGACACGTCAAAGATCTGGGTGTCCCCGATTCGAATCATTTCAAAAAGGTTGCTGGTGGCCCCGCGCACCCCTAGGAAAAACAGGCTCTTACCCACAATAACTGGCGGGACGTACTCGTTGCAGTCGAACTCGCCGATCTTTGCCGAAGAGACTGTAGATGGAGAGAGAATCGGTTCAGCGGTCACTTGCCAAACAGATTCCGATCCGAGAAGAATCAACGACCCTTCAAAGGAAATTGCAAAGTTTACTCGGAATCGTCCACCCGTTAGCAGGTCTACCTCGAAGGCGTCGCTGTCCACGAGGTTCTGCACGGTTGTTCGGAAGAAGTTGAAATACTGCCCCTTCTCGGAAAATGCGATCAAGGTGTTGTACGCGAATCCGAGGCGCCCTCGGTAGAAGAAGATTGCCTTGATTTTCCCGGCAGCAATTACGTCGGGAATAGGATTAGAGTCATCGTCGCCCGCTTGGCGTGAGGCCCACGGAGCCGCCTTAACGATGAAGGACAGGGTCACCGTATCGTATTGGATAATCCGAGGCATGGTCTCGGCGTTGATCTGAAAATCAACCGTCGGATCCGCGCATTCTTCCCAGTAACCAGACGGAAGTTCGGCGTGGAGGAGAGCGGGGTTCGAGCGCAAATTGCTACCCGCTGGAGACAAGTAGCCGTTAATTTGGCGGTCGGTGTTTAGCCTTCGGACCGAAGAGCCGGAAGAAACAAACGCGCTTGCCTCGGAGTATGGGACAAACTTAACCCAGAAGTCGTCTTCTTGAGCGTCCTTCAAACCGACAATCTTGACCGTGTGGCCGCGAGGCGCATTCAACGGGAGATTGGAAATGTTGCTGGTCTCGTTAAAGATTGCGAACGCGCTCCCCGATCCCTCCGAATCGGTGATCGTTACCGATTCGATTTCACCAATAACCGACATGTCGATCTCGATCACCGACTTATTGATGTCCCATTTAACAACGGAGTCGGCGGTGGTCAGGGAGTTGGAGTATGTGTAGACCGCCTTGTACAAGTCAGCGCCGAGGCTCTCCGCGACCTCGCTGGTCCGCACGTCGATCTGGGGGACCGTCGGAACCATAGAGTTTGCGACGGCCACTGCGGCGGTAGCGGGGCGGTTTGACTGACCGCTAAGGTCTTGTTCGCCGCGAGTGGACCCGTCCCAAACCTGAGCCTTCGCCACGAACTCTACGCCTCCGACCATCCGAACCTTAAGGGTGTACTCGGATCGGTAGGTGACCGACTTAATAAAGACAAAGGCCTTGGTTTTGTTAAGGACCGCCGAGTTAGAAAGCATCGACGGAGTTGCGTCTTTGTTGACTACAAAGATCGTGTCCTCGTAGGTGGCGAACGCCAAGTTCTCAGTGGAGTTGGTAACGTAGGCCAGCGATGCGTCTTGATAGGTTACCGGGTACTCGTAACCAGAGGTCGAAAAGATCTTAATCCCGTTACCATCGGCCACCGCAATGACGTCGCCGATGGCGGTGCGAGCGGAGATTGTTTTTAGTCCGGCGTTGCCGGAAACCGAATACGGCGCATTCTTTGCGAGTGCCACGTACTCAGTCGGGTTGCGCTTCGACACGCCGTAGTTTGGCGTGGACCACGCATTGAGTTGGTCCTCGGCTTGGCCCGAGTACCTACTTCCATCCGATTGCTGAGAGATACCATTGATGAGACCCTGAACTGGCGCCACCACATAGGTATCACTCGCCACTGTATTGCTCCAAAGGACCGTCGCCGCGCTTCACGCGACGAGAGAAATCGTTATCGAAGATCGTGAGGGTACCGTCGTCCCCGGCCACGAGTTCATGCTGGCGCTCGAAGGTCAGGCGTGCGTCCTGCTCGTCTTGAACGGTCACCATGTGGATCATCTGATTCGGGAGCACACGGTCTCCGAAAATGCGGGCAGCCCTAATCGTGATGTAGCGGCGTCCGGTTTCGGGGATGTCCTCGAACGGGAGAAGTACGATCTGATCAAGCAGCACGCTATCGGTAAAGGTGCTGATCCGTTCGGTCATTTCAAACAAGTACCCACCACGTCGAGAGTAGATTTTCCCGTTGGGTACGTTGTTCGAAAAGAAGACCACGCTCGGTGGAACGTAAATCTTATCCTGATCGTTGGGCTCGTATTCAACCTTGGTTTCGGTGTTGAAGACCCAACCTCGAGACTGCACTTCCTTCGCCACCTCTTTCAGAATCGCGTAGGCCATCGCGACGTCTGGAGCGGAGTCGGGGGCCACCGTGGAAACCGGGGCCTCTCCGATGCTCGAGAGAATAATGTTGAGGGCCTCGATCTCTGTGGTTGGCGTAGTGATCGTCATTTTTCTATCCGCGAACAGGGAGGGGGAAGGGACGAATCCCCTCCCCCAATTGCATTACCTATCAGGCTTCGAAGATGTGGACGTTGTCCACGTTTGCGAAGGTGCCCGAAGTGGACGCAGTGCGGTAGCCGAGAGTGAACTCTTGACGGTTACGAACAACCGCAATGCAGCACTCAGGACGCAGCACTTCCTGACCGACCGCCTGCTTCACCACGATCAGGTCGCCCTGATACTCGATGAGGTACTGCGATTCAGTCGTGAGGCCCATAGCCTCGACGGCGCCGACGGCGTCCGACTGCCACGCAAGCATCATCAGGTTCCAGTCGACGTTAGTCGCAGCGGCAGTGGCGCCCGTCGAAGCGGTGCCGACCGTCGCAGCCGCAGTGTCGATGCGGTAGTCGTTTTCCGCATCGATTCCGGTTCCCGCCCAGTCAGATGGCTTGGCCAAGTTGGCGTTACCGAGCAAACCGGGGCTCTGCTCAACGTACTGGTAGTAGCGGCTACGATTATACGCAGTGCCGTCGTTGGCACCACCAGTCAAAGCGAAGTTGTCCGCCATCACCATGATTCCAGCAACCTCGACCATCGGTGCCGGGTTGAGGGTACCCGATCCGCCGACGTCGCGGTGAATCACCGAGTGGCCGAGACTTTGCGTGCGAACCAGCGTGTAGAACATCGACGGGGTGATCGCAAGGTAGCGGCCAGTCTTCGGGACCGACTTGAGGTCGAAGACCTCGGCGACCTTGTAAATCGCGTCCATGATCTGCTCGGCGGTAATCGTAGTGATCAAAGGTCCGGAAGCGGTGGTGGTACCCGTGTTCATAACAATCACGGAACCGCGCATGCGGCGTTGATCCCACGCATTCAATTGGTCAATGCCGTACTCAGTGAGCAACGGGTTGATGTTATTGGCCAAAGTGCCCGTAGCGCCGGGAAGATTGTCGTTGCTAACCGCAGTGCGGGCGCCCTTGAGAATCGTGGCGAGGATCTGCTTGTCGCGGGCATTCGCGAGCGCAATCGACATCTGACGGGTGTACTCAGAACGCGCATCGAAGTGAACGAGGGATTCCTCGAACTTATCGATGAAGCACGTCGCGAGCATCACGCGATCGAGATGGATCAAGCGTTCGGTCTGCTTGAACTTTTGCAGATAGGAGGTCGTCCCGTTCGGAGACCCTTCCGTCATAATGTTCGAACCGGGCAGATAGTAATCAGCCACGGCAGAACCAATGATCGGGAACTGAAGGGACTTTGCACCCTTAGGGAGGGTACGCTTCTTAACGGTGGGGAGGAACTTCACGGTCTCGTCATACATCTTGATGACTTCGCCCGAGAAGACCTTCAAGAGCATGTTCCGGATATCTCCGGACGCGCCCTTTTGGGCAAGGAAATTAGTACTTACAGCAGCCATTGCATGGCCTTTCTAAAAGGATGGAAAAGAAAAAACGACAGGCAGCGATTTTGCCCGTCGTTTTCTCCAGCCCGTCCGGCACATGGCCCGGCTTGGCGTCGGTTCAACCGCTTAATTGATTAGAGATTACTCTTCGAGATCCTGTCAAGAACCTCTGCGCGGTAATCTTCATCGACCTGATAGCGGGGGTCCCGCATCGCAAGCACGACCTGATTCATCGAAGAGAAGGGCTTGACTGCTCCCGATGCCGGGTTGCCCATCACCGCCGACTTCTTAGCCTGAGGCTGGTTGCCCTTGAACCGGGCCGAAAGGCCTTGGATCGCGAAGCGGATCTGAGCGTCGTTCCCAGACTCGACGGCCTTGTTGTAGACGTCCCGCTCTTCCTTGTTGAGGTTGGTCGCGGCCCATTCTTGAATCTTGCGGTACTCCGTCTCGCCGCCGACCATCGAGAAGTACTCAGACTGAGTTGCCTTGGCCTTGGCCTTAGCCCCGTCAATGAAGGCATCGACAAGGGCCTTCGGGATGCCCTTGGTTTCGAGTGCCTTGTACGAGTCTTCGCTCAGGGCCCCAGTTTCGTGGAACTCCTTCGTGAAGGCATCGAAGTCAGTGTTGGTTTCGATTACCGGATCGGTCGGTTCTTGGATTTCAGCGGGAGAATCAGGTTCTTGATTCAGGCCGATAGCCTTCTCGAGTTCTTGATAAGTGCTCTCGAGTTCGCGTGCCGCCACGCTCTTGGGGATTTCAGCCTTCGGGGGCGCTGCAACGGGCGCCTTTTCGATGGGCTTCGTCAAATCGATGTCGCGCACGGGAGGCGCCACTCGAAGTTCACTCGCGTCGTACTCCACCTTCATGTTCTCA